AGTAACTACTTATCAAACAAGTAAAGAACGCAGAGAAGAGTTTGTGAGACTGTATGCGCAGTCAGGCAACGCAACGCAATCAGCGAGAGCTGTTGGATATAGCGAAAAAGGATTAACTGGAGCAGCAGCAAGATTAACGAGAGAGTTGAGTATAGAAATACAACAAGCAGTTGCGCACAATATAGCATCAAGTGCGCCAACAGCCCTATTGACTATGATGCAATTAATGAAAGATGATACAGTAGCAGATAGTGTGAGATTGCAAGCCGCCAAAGATATACTTGATCGTAGCGGATATGGTGCTACAAATAGAATAGAGATATCATCACAACTAGACAACAAGAGTGATAATGAGTTGAGAGCTGAACTGAGACAACTTATGAATAATGTCATTGATGTTACGCCAGATGAGTAGGTATAGATGTATGGATATAGTGGGATATAAGGCTGGATATAACCTTTCTGATTCCCTCCTTCTCCAAAAATAATTATATGTAGTCACACTATGACTGTGTATAAGCGTAAAAAAATAATATATATCAGCAGGTTATAGCGTTCCAGCAGGGGGGTGTTATGATGACCCTACCCCCCAAAGTTGCGTGGTGTGGTATATTCATAAGGTTGAGTCAAAACATCGTAGGGTAAAATTCAGACTAATACCTAACTATAACTACACTCTACAGTAGCCTGTTATTAGCATCAAAAGCATCAAAAGCATCAAAAGCAGTGTGGTAAGAATATACATAGGGGATAAAATATAACTATGTGCTAAATCAATAACTTATTTTTTCCAAACTATCAGATTTGATAGTCTAAACTATCAGATTTGATAGTTTACTCAATATTTGCATAATTTAATTAGTGTTTAGACTGTAAAAGGTGCTTGACTTTTAGTGTTTAGACTGTATAATTATTAGTGTTTAGGCTAAGGAGATGATATGAGAATAGGTAATTTAGAGAATGATACAGACCTACAAAATAGGTTTAAGATATTAGATACATCTACAGGTGAGATACTAGAGGCAAATGTATTTTATGAGAAGAGTAGTGAGCAGGGCTGGGAAAGGGCTTATATTCAAACATTGTGTGATTATCTTGGCGTGACTGGTAATGCTACTGTAAAGATACTTACCTACCTCATTAAGAAGAAGGATAGCCAAAATAGAATAATTGGAACTCACCAGATGATTGCCGATGGTGCAGGTTCTTCTCTCGGTTCTGTAGATAGGATAATGAAAAGATTAAAGGATGATGGATATATTGCGACAGTTACTAAAGGTGTTTATATGCTGACTCCGTATATGCTGAGGTATGGAGCTAGAACTCAAGGAGCTGCATTATTGAGGGTATGGGATAATCTAGTGATGGAAGAAGAGGGTGATTTAGATGAGTGTTGAAAGAGCATTAGAGTTAGCGAAAGAGTTAAAGTATCGTGAGGAGCATAACCGTTTAAAGTATTATGCTCCGTATGATTATCAATTAGACTTCCATAAAGCATCAGGTAATCAGAAGTTATTAATGGCGGCTAATCGTATTGGTAAGAGTTATTGTGGTGCTATGGAGATGGCAATACATTTAACAGGTGAATATCCTGATTGGTGGGAGGGGAGGAAATGGGATCGTCCTATTCGGGCTTGGGCAGGTGGTAGCTCAAACGAGACCACTAGAGATATTCTACAACGGGAGCTTTTAGGGCAGCCAGATGATAAGACAGTAAGAGGGACAGGTGCAATTCCTATGAAGAATATAGGTGAGGCAACAAGGAAGCCAGGCGTTCCTAATGCGCATAATAGTATAGTAATACGCCATAAGTCAGGAGGTAACTCAAGGTTAGGCTTTAAGGCTTATGAGATGGGTAAAGAGAAATGGATGGGTGAGAGCCTTGATGTAATTTGGCTAGATGAAGAGCCACCACCTGAAATCTATACACAAGCAGTTACTCGTACTGCGGATAAGGGTGGGATGGTCTATATGACATTTACTCCTGAGAATGGAATGACTGAAACAGTAGCGCAGTTTATGAATGATCTTCGTAACGGTCAGTTTATGATGACTGCTGGATGGGATGATGCACCCCATATGACAGAAGATGTTAAGGAGCAGATTCTAGCGGCATTACCACCCCACGAAAGGAAGATGAGGTCATTAGGTATTCCTTCTCTCGGTTCTGGTTTAGTCTTCCCTGTTCCAGAAGAGATTATTACTTGTGATCCATTTGAGATTCCTGCTCATTGGCCTAGAATAAGTGGAATGGATTATGGTTGGGATCATCCTACAACGGCAGCGTGGATAGCATGGGATAGAGATAGCGATGTGGTTTATGTGTATGACAGTTATGCACAGTCTATGGAGGTAGCAGCAGTTCATGCAGCGGCAATTAATGCTAGACCTAAATGGATTCCTGTAATGTGGCCTAGAGATGGAAGGCAAGCTGATAAAGGATCAGGTACTCCATTAGCGGATCAGTATAGAGCATTAGGTGTGAATATGTTAAAGGGATCTGGCAGGAGTTGGGGTGGGTGGTTTACAAATCCTCCATCAGCAGGAATGAAAGAGGGGTCAGGTGGCGTTTCATTAGAGGCAGGTGTTATGGATATGTTGGAGAGAATGAAGACAGGTCGCTTCAAAGTGTTCAACAACCAACCGCAAGTACTTGAAGAGTTTAGAATGTACCATCGAAAAGATGGCAGAATCGTACCTTTTAAAGATGATTTGATTTCTGCGATTAGATATGCTACTCTCTCTTTAAGGTTTGCAAGAATACACGAAACGCAACCTAGACAGCGGCAAACGGATAGTAACTTTAATATATTTTAGGAGATTAATATGGGCGGTATTGTTAGAAGTGTTTTTGGTGGTAGATCGCCAGCACCAGCACCAGCAGTAGATTATGATGCTATCAATAGAAAAGCCAGAGAAGATGCGGAAGCTCCATCAGAGGCTAAAGGGGCTTTACTTAAAAATAAAAAGAAGGGTCGATACGCCACACTATTGACTGGCGGTAAAGGAGATTTAGGCGATACAGAAGTAGGCACTAAAAGTTTATTAGGGAGTTAATATGGGAAGTAAATCAGCACCAGCACCATTTATGCCAGTAGCAGCACCACCTCCACCAGCAGTAGATCGCAAGGAGTTGGATAAAGAAACTTTAGCGGCTGCAAGAGAGCGTGTAGGCAAGACCTCAACTAAAGATGGCGAGGAAGATCCACAGGCTACTCTACTATCTGAAAGAAAATTCTGGTCAGATAAAGAGAAAGAACAGCAAAAGAAGAAAACCTTACTGAACTAATAATGATTGAACTCCAGATTGGACAAGATCAGAAGGTAGCAGAGTGGGTAGGTAAACGAGCGGAGGTAGAGAACCTCACTGAATGTACTACTTATGGATTCTTTAAGGATGGGAAAATAGTAGGTGGAGCAATATTTTATGATTGGCGTGTTGAGGATATGGTATTTTCAGGCGCATTTGAGGATAAAGGATGCTTCACCAAGAGGAACTTAAAGTTATTCTTTGATTACCCATTTAATCAGGTAGGATGCCATAGAATATCAGCATATACATCAGTAGATAATAGTAAGGCTAATACCCTACTAAAGAAGTTGGGCTTTACTAAGGAAGGCTGTTTTAGGGAGATCTCCTCAAGACAGGAAGATGCAAACATTTATGGTATGCTCAAGAGAGAGTGTATCTGGCTAAATAAATAGGAGAAGTATTATGGGTAGCAAATCAGCACCGTACACACCACCACCACCAGTAGATTATGCAGCAGAGGCTCGTCAAAGAAAAAAAGAGGAAACTGAAATGTCGGAAGAGTTAGATCAGGAGCGAGCAGATCTTATTCGTAAAAAGAAGACAGGAAGATATAGTACTTTACTTACAGGCGGTGAAGGCCTATTAGATGAGGCAGAGTCAGGCAAGAAGAGCTTACTCGGAGAAGGATAATGGTTGAGCAGATACTAAAGCGATTAGCTAAACTAGAATCATCTAAGCAAATATGGTCAGAGCATTGGCAAGAGATCCTAGATTATGTAATGCCTCGTAAGGCGGAAGTCACGACTCAGTACGCTAGAGGTGCAAAGCGAACCTCAAAGCTATATGACTCGACAGCGATTCATTCCAATACATTACTAGCGGCATCATTACAGGGAACGCTAACATCAGCATCCTTACCTTGGTTTCATTTAAAGGTGATGGACGAAAATCTAAACCTACGAAGAGATGTATCTGTATGGTTAGAGGATTGCCGTAATAGAATGTATAAAGCATTTAATTCATCGAACTTTAATACAGAAGTCCACGAATTTTATCTTGATATTACATCTATTGGTACTGCTTGTTTAGAAGTTGAAGAGATTGAAGAGACAGGAGCATTTTCATTTAGATCCCTCCATATATCTGAATATTTTGTAACGGAAGGTCATCATGGAGATATAGATACTGTATATCGTAGTTTTGAATATACAGCTAGACAAGCCTACCAGAAATGGGGTGATGCTATTGGCGTTAAGGTTATGGAGGCGTATAGAGAAGACCCAGATAAGAAGTTTACTTTTATTCATTGTGTAATGCCATCATCAGAGTATCAGGGTGAAGCTAAAACGAAGTTGCCCTTTATTTCGACTTATATCGGTAAGGAAGATAAAAATATAGTAGGAGAGGGTGGCTATAACGAGCTTCCTTATCTTGTAACCAGATGGTCGAAGGCTTCTGGCGAAGAGTACGGAAGAAGTCCTGCATATAATGCGCTGCCAGATATCAAGACACTCAATAAGGCTGTAGAGTTAGGTTTAGTTGCATGGGCTAAAGCTATTGACCCACCATTAACTGTAGAAGATGATGGAGTAATAGGTCGAGTAGTTACAAAGCCAGGCGGTATTACTACGGTTCGTAGAGATGGAGCTATTAGAGAGTTAGGTAGTGGAGCTAGATTTGATGTATCTGATATGAAAGAGTCAGAGCTTAGAGCATCTATCAAGCAAGCATTTTTCTCAGACCAGCTAGAGCTACAGTCAGGGCCTCAAATGACTGCAACCGAAGTTCAAGTTCGTTATGAATTAATGCAGAGGCTTCTTGGCCCTACATTAGGCAGATTCCAGACTGAGTTCTTAAATCCTCTTATCGAAAGATGCTTTAATATTATGCAGCGAAATGAGATGTTTTTGGAAGCTCCAGAATCATTAAATGGAGTAAAGGTTGATATTGAGTATGTTGGCCCACTTGCTAGATCACAGCGAATGGAAGAGGCTGTAGCAGTAGAACGCTTATATGAGATGGCTGGAATGATGGCTCAGATAGCTCCTGAAATAATGGATAATTTGGATCACGATGCAGCTATAAGATCAAGAGCAGAACTGCTTGGTGTACCTAAAAATATTATGAAAGATCCACGGCAGGTAGATGCTCAAAGACAG